TGTCTACGTCTGAGACAATTACTTGCAGCCCTCTAGTCGGAGCTAAGTTAGCCCCAGAGCGGCTGCTTAAAGGAACAGCCCTAGCATCTAAGCCGCCGGTATTATCCCAATAGTAAATATTTCCAGCCCTTGGGTTTGCAATTAGATCTTCCCCAAAGTTATCCATAGACCAAAGTCTAAGCTGGTTGTTAGCAGCCAAGGAAGATGTTGATCCCCACGTTGAGCTACCCCAAGCATCTGCGCTCCATCCAGTGCTGCCAACGAATACATCAAGACCTCCAGGGATTTCGTATGCACCTACAGTTGATCCTCCGCCATTGCTGGTGTCACTACTGCTTGCGGATACAGAAGTCCCGTTAGCTGCAGTGGCTAATATTGTGTAAGAGTTTGCGTTAACAACAGAATTTATTTGATAATTATGATTAAGAACAGCGGCAGTAATAACATCACCTAGACTAGCTGCTCCAGAAAATGTTACAAAATCGTTTGCGGTAGCGCCGTGAGAAGCATCAGTTATTGTAATAGTATTAGAGCCATTAGATGCTGCAAAAGTAACATCGCCTGCTGATGTTGTAGCTCTTAACGGAGTAACGTCATTGTAGTTTGCGCCTTCTTGGAGGTATAACTTAAACCTAGTGCCAAGGCCCAGCAGCTTTGTGCCTGCTAGATTAACCCAGTTGTGCAACTTTCTGCCGGTCCCCTCGTAAGATGCTAGGTTATACTTCTGCCATCCCCCTATCTTTTCAGCATAGCCTTTCTTAAACCTGACTAGGTTTCCATCAAACCATCCGCCTTCAGCAGTGTAGCTTGTGCTTTCTTTGTTTATACCTGGCTTAAACTTTAACGGTTCTAATGGCATTTTATTTACCTGAGAGTCTTGCGACTCTTGTACTTAATCTTTCGGCTCGTTCTGGCGTTTGACCAGCCCATCTGCTGTCCATCATCTCAACCGCTGCAAGAGCCCAATTCTGATCCTCAACAGCAGCTTTAAAGTTTTTAAAGTTACTCAACCCGCGCTGACCTAATTGAAAGCACATGTTGACTAGAACGTGTTGCATCTCTTGAGGCAGGTCTTCCCAGTTATTGTAAATGTTCATGCAACCGTTTATAGCCATTTGAACGTCTTCTTGAAACAAGATATAGCATCGGTCTTCCGTGATGTACTGATCATCAGGGACTGTTTCCCAGTTAATGCCAAATATCTTTAGGTCTTTCTCAGGGTCAGTGTCTAGTATTTTGTGACCTATTCCGATTGTTGCGTGTAGTTCACTGCAAAGATAAGAGTGAAGGACTTTGCCTTCATCAGATGAGATTTCTTCATACAAATCTTTAACGTCTACGGTCATATTATTTCTCGCCATTATTTTTAGCGTTCGTGTACGCTTGGCTTCCAAACCAAACGGAGATAAGACCACCCACACTTACAAAATAGATTGAACTCATGGCCCCTAGAACGTCAGCAGACTTATCCAATCCTAGTAAGTCACTCAACACAACCAGGGATGGGTAAAGCAACATCCCAGACAAGGCAAACCAGCACATGTTCTTCTGGGCATCTGCCTTCTCATGGAGAACTTCTAGCTGCTGTAGCCTTTCTGAAGAAGCTATCTCATCATCGCTGACAACTCCATCGCCATCAGTATCGTATTTAGCGTATTCGGAATTAGGTTCTAACTTTTTTGGGCTCATGATTTTTTCTTTGGCTTCTTTGTTTTGACATAGTTAACTACGAAGTGATCCTTTATTAGACTCTTAGGATTACCGATCCGAATAAGATCGTTATGTCGCCGCATGAGAGGGGGTACTAAAGGGACTATATCTTTGCCATGCCTGTATTGCGTTACAGAGATGCCATCTAAGATCTTTAATCGGCCACACCTAGGTGCGCCAAAGGTGACTATCTCCGTAGGGGGAATCTCATCCCTGGTCATCAAAGCTCCTAGGATAAGAGCTACAGCACCGCCAAGACTATGGCCCGTCAAGATAATATCTTTATGGTCAATGTCTTGCTCTAAGCAAACGCTGGTTACTTTATTGACCAACCTCCTGCTTGCTTTCAAGAATCCTGCTGGACACCACCCTAGCTCCCTTGTCCACAGAGGCAGGATACGCATGTCTCTTAACGCATCCTTTGGCTCGTCAGTTCCTCGAAAAGCAAACACGTTATCTCTTACAAGAACCTCAATGTTTGCTTCTTCAAACGTAGCTTTACGGTAGCTCTCAGCGCAGATGCTAGATAACTGTTGATGGCTAGTCATCTTGTATGGCTCTTTCTTCTGGATCTCTTTCGCAATCTACATGGTCTGAGCTACGCTTTATCTTAAAAGCACCATTTAAAAAAGGAACTGTGCTGGGAACTTCAAAGCTATATTCTCTAGTGCCACAAGTCTGAATAGAAGAGCATCCAGACAAAGCAAAAATTCCAATTAAAAATAAGTGTTTCATAAAAACTCCTTGTGGTGCGGCCTTCGACGCACCCGGCCGCGAGGCGGGTCGGCTTGGATTAGCCTGCGTCATTTAAAATTTCAACACATATTACTCAAATAAGAAAGTCTCTTCATCAACCATCTTAGGCACACAATAGGCGCTGATGTTCTCTTGCCATTTGTAAGGTTGTCTATCTGAGGCTGACTCCCCTCTTTCCACGGCATTGGCAAACTTGTTGCACCTGTAGATGTCTTTAAACAACATCTCTTCAGAGGTGACTACTGCTCCATTCACTACCACTACCAGTAGGAATGCTATGATCATGGTTGCCGATACATCCATATTCCCGCTACCAAGAAAGCCATAAAACAAACCCAAGCAAAAATAACAGTGCCTATTAGCTTCATTGTTTTTTTAAACTCAAGCCTACGTTTTTTGATAATCCGTAGCTCTTTTTCGTGAGCGTACCTGCTTTCCTCCATGCGTTTTTTGATGCTCGTATACAGGTCAAACTGTCCCTGCATCATGCAGATATCTTTTAATTGTTGGTCAAAATTGGCTAACTGTCTTTTTGCTGACTCCATTTTCAGAGCTTCTTTGTAGCTCATGGCTCCGGCTTTAGCTTTTTCTACAGAGTTATATTTCTCGTCTGCCTCTGCCCAACTTCCTAATATAGTATCTAGATTACCCTTGCCTTCTTTGACAGTAGCTATGCCATCGTTAAGTGCCTTTAGCGCAGACAGAACGGCGACTACTTCCCCTATCATTAGAGGTATCTAGCTAAGAATACAGATGCCAAGATGAATGGATACACGCCCCATATAGATATCTCCATTCGATCCATACGCTGAGAGCCTCGCTCTAGCCTAGTCTCTATGTGATCCCAGCGTATCTTGCACTCTCTTTCATGTGCGCGGATCTCCGCTAATGCTTCTGAATCCTTCATAAGCTACCGCTACTAGCGGCCTACTATCCAGAATACTTGTATTGCGATAGCATACGCAGTTCTATCTATTGTAAATCCATCAGCGTCAAATGATTTTAAGACACCTTCCGCTACCGCTCCCGCCGCATTCTTAGCCATGTATAACTTAGCGCCAGATTCATAGGAATAATAGTTAGTGTTACTTCCGATGCCGTATACGCTGTGACCGTGTGCGCGAGTGGCGTTACCGATTTTATAACCAGCAGAACTAACGAGTACATCAGTGTAAGGCGCTCTAATGTTAAATATAACTATCCAGTTGGGTTTAAACCCTACGCCTGTAACTGCATTGTCCCCGTCATTACCAGCAAGTAGTAAGTCCCCACAAAATGTAGAAGGTACGCCACCTGCTTTTAGTGCTGATAAATTAGCCATATTTTTCTCCTAGCTCATTGGCATCCAGCCATACGTTGTTCCGGTATAAACCAGAGTCCCCGCATAGCCTTTAATATCGATAGCGCCATCTGCCGTTGCATTAAATAACTTAACGCCGTTTCTAAGCAAAGTTGCTGAGTTAACATCGAATGTACTATTCACATCCATAAACCCTACTTGGTGCCCAACTGTAGGAGAACCCGGAAGAGTAATATTAAAACTAGCAGAGCTAGTGTTTATCATATAAGTATTACCAGCAACGGCTGTAAATGCAGATGTTCTGACCGTGGTGTCTAGAGTTACACCGCTAGGTGACCAAGCAAGAACACCAGATCCGTTCGTAGATAAAACTTGATCAGCATCCCCATCGTCAGCAGGCAAAGTTAATGTAACATTAGTGCTGACAGTTGATGGTGCCTGTAAAGCTATATACTGCCCACCGCTTGAGTCTTCTAAGCGAAGATCTCCTTGGGCCGTTATGTTTAGCTGAGATAAAGAAGCGGCTGCTCCGTTCTGTAAAAAATTTTCTAAAAGAGCAAGCGCATCAACAACTGCAGAGCTACCACCCGCACCAGTAAGATAAACTATTTTAGTTTTACCTGGAGCTATGGTGACATTAGCCCCGCTGCCTTGGCTAATGATAATGTTCTGACTTCCGCTTGTACCATTCTCAATAAATTGAACCCTGCTTACTTCTTGCTGGGTCATGTTTATTGTACAAGCAGAATCTAAAGTTCCTGTGTACTTAATGTACATAGCTCTTGCGGGAGAAGAAGATCCATTACCGACCGTTGAAGCATGAGTATCCGCATTAGTTGTAATCGCTTCAGTTCCAAAACCCAAAGCTTCGCCAATCAACTCTAGATTAGTATTGGTTGAAGTACCCCAGGTTCCAGACTCGTCCCCAGTTGCAATTTCTTTAAGTCTTAAATCATTTACATATGTAGCCATGTTTTACTCCTAATCTGGTTTTACGGGCCAATCACCGGGACTATCGCCGGTAATGCTGGCGCTTTCTAAATTAGGCCAGCTTGAATGTGCTGTAATGTTTCTCAATGCTTGCCGGTATGTAGCCCAATCAGAGTCTAATGTTGTGCTAGTTTCTTGAGACTTGATAACCATCCAATCACTCTGTGCAAGAAGCGCATCTCTTGTTGCTCTGTTGCTTGCTGCTGTTTGTGCATTAGCTGCCGTCACTACTGCTGCTTTTTCTGCATCAGTCATGTCGGTGACTCTGCGCGTGTAGACCTTACCGCTTGACAAGTAAGGCGCAACGCTTTCGTTCTTTTGAGTAGCTGCATTAAAGTCTAAAAAGGTTACAACTTCCGCTGCTGAGTTTGAAGTTAGCCAATCAGCATCTGGGCCGCTTTTTGGAAAGCTAGTGTTAGGAAACAAAGATTTGCAATCTGCAATGTTGCCTATCGTGTCCCCTTCTAAAATTGCTATTCTCATGATTATGGGCCTTTGTCAGGGAATGGTTTTGTGTCTGGCGTAAAGTTCGATGTGTAGCGAGCAAATTTGCTTACACGAATATCGTCTATATACCCAATAAACTCGTTACTAGCACCAACAGAGTTCCCTATGGAATAAGTTGTTTCTGTTAAGTTTGTAGTGTCGGAAGCACTGCCTTGAAGAACCCCGTCTAAAAACAACCTTGACGTACCACTAGCCCTACACACAGCAACATGAGCCCATTGATTTGCAGGGACATTACCAGAGCCAGTTACAATTTGGCCAGCGTAATATAGACCTAATTTGTTATTACCGTCCTTGTAAAAATAAACACCAGCGTTATTTCCGTTAGGATCTGAGAAGTAAGTTTGTTGTCCACTAATTGACGTATGGTAAACAAACATTTCTACCGTGTAATCACCTGTGCCAAAAACATGGTTACCACTAAGCGCAACAAGATCGTCTGTGCCATCTAAATGTAAAGATGTTGTACCAAACTTAGCTTGGTCTGTGCTGGTATTAGCATTAGCTACTAAAATTAAATTATTTTTTCCTGTGCTATCAAAGGCTTGTGCGTCAGCCATGTTGAGTAGGAGCTTGGTATTGGTAATTGCTGGTAGCGGGGCTGTTGGTGGGGTGAACGCAGAGGTATAAACTGCTGTGCCTTTGACTATACGGAAGTCACTAATATAACCGTTTACGTGATAAGCATCATTATAATAATAGCGACTTACATAAAATGTGTTGCCTCCAGAATTATAGTCAGTAGAGTCCGAAAAAGACAAATATTGAACACCGTCTACAAATAGTTTTGTTGTGCTGCTGCTTCTTGAAATTGCTATGTGCGACCATTTGCCCGCCATGCCGGGTGGCGTAAAAGTATGACTAGTCCCGGCAATGTACAAATCAATTGCACCGCTTCCGTATTGATACATATATAAAGTATTTTGAGTGTTAGTATTACGATAGTCCCAATAAATTGTATAGTTTTTGACTTCGAGTTGATAAACCCAAAACTCAAGAGTAAAATTGCCTGTGCCGAATGCAAGGTCTGATGAAGTAGGGGTTGATAACGCATCACCGCTGCCGTCAAAAAAACCACTCGCTCCATCTACGGCTGGGTCATACGCTTCAACCCTTCCAATCTGAGAAGTAGGCACGACAGGGTAAAGTACTGTAGCACCAGTAGCATAGTTGCCTGTCAAATCTCTTGCATTATTACCGCCTACTAGCAACAGCGTATCCGAATCGACTAAGCCTCCTACGACTGTAGGAACTGCGTAGGTTGAGTCAGTATATCTTGAAACATCTGACACTTTAACATCAGCAAGAGTACCGGCAAACGTAGTCGCTGCTTGATCCAAGCCAATCATAAATCGGCCAGTGCTTCCAGACTGAGGCACTCTTGAATCTTTTTGAATTAATGCTCCGTCTAAATGAACCCTAAAGTTACTGCCGTCGTCAGAAACAGAAAGGTAATGCCATTTACTGCTAGTTACCGCTGCGGCAGAAACACCTGAAAGGTCTGAACTGTAGCTGTTACTCCCGGAATCCCTAACATAAGTTCTGATAAAACCACCACTAACAAATACTTCCCAACATTGCTGGGATACACTTCCATTGTCCCACTCTGTAACCATTTGTTGCCAGTTAACAGAAGCAACGTCAGCTTTAAACCACCACTCAACTGTCCAAGCTCCGTAAGCATTAGCAATAGTAGACAGTGCAAATTTTCTGGATTGTTGTACCCCGTTAACTGCCTGAACTCCGTATGCTGGCGAATAAGGGCTGAAAGAACCTTGAGTAACATTACCAATAGCAGTTATCGTATGGTTACTAGCAGACGAATCATCGAAGACATTGTTAACGCCGTTGTTAGCTCCTTCAAAGTGAGACAGGAAAGAAACGGTATTGAAATCATCATCTACAGGATCAGCAACAGCACCACTACCCATCAGTATTTTAGTAGCTACCGTCATTAGGACATCACCTGACCTGCGGTAAATCCGTAGTAAGTTGTACCGGCATCCACCGTGTAGAACACAAAAATGTCTACGTTATCGTTTCCGGTTGACAAGGTAGGAGCAGTATCTGCCGCCCATTTTATTGAGCTATTCCACGTTATGGTTCTCGCGGTTGAGCCTTGAATGATCCGCAATGTAGCCGCGCTTACCTTTCCAGATGCTGCTGGGTTGGCAAAGGATACGGTAGTGTTTTCTGTGAGATCATGGCTGAAGTTATTGCCTAGCCGAAGATTCAAAGAGACAGCGGCGGAGCTTGAGGTTACAGCGGTGTACTCTTCAGAGATACCAGCGTCATGAGTCACAACACCGTTCGCATCTGCGGTAACTGCTTTACTTGCGGCAGTCAGACCTAGTGTCCCTATGTCTAAGTAGTTAAGCTCTGCTGCTGTAGCAGTCACACCATCAAGGATGTTTAACTCAGCAGTTGTACTTGTCACACCATCTAGAATATTAAGCTCTGCACCTGTCGAGGTAATCGTAACCCCGCCCACAGCCAGGTTGTAGAAGTTCTTGGAAGCTGGGATAGCTGCGTAGTTGCCCATATAAGCGTGAGAGCTACACTGATAGTAGATAACCTTTGGCGTGTCTGAATCTACGTCTATGCGGGTGTAAGCCCCTGCATTACCCGGAGTTCCGCTAGTTGTTACCCCAGTGCTGTAAGCGGTGCTTTTAGCAGCATCGAGATAGAATAGGAGCGGGTGTCCTGAGTTAGAGCTATCTGCCTGGTCAAACTTATAGTAGTAGCCAGAGTCAGACGTTACATCATCAGCGCCATTCAGCAATATTGCGGGAGCCTCAACGCCGTCAAGGAAGTAAGCAGAGCTACTACCATCACCGTTATAAGGATGCCCTGCTGTCTTAGACGCTACTGTAACCGCGATAGACACTGGGCTAGAAGAATTACCGTACACACCGCCCAAAGCATCCACAGAGAATACGGTATCTGTACTTATTAAACTCTTTGATACTTTAGTTAACGCCATGTCTTAGCTCCCTAATGTAGGCTTGGTAGCAGGAAAGTCAGAAGTGCTGGGCCATGCTCTTAGTGCAGCGCGATAAGTTATGTAAGCAGCATGTTGCGGATGGTCTGTTAAAGGTACAATACGATCTGTATCTCCTAACTCTACATCTCTCCAACGCCTTGCGTCTACTGCTATGCTTTCTGGTGTAGGCATATCAATCCTTATGTTAAATAATAACTATAATAGTAGCTTGCGGCGGCATCAGATTTAACTTGAACTCTGAGAGAAGTGTTAAAAGCTACTGCATCATAACTAGAAGATGCCCCACCATTACCATAGATTCCAACGCATGCGCCAACCTGCTGCATGGCGTAAGTTTGAAGGTGGGCCGAACCTGAACTCTCATTAATAACAATATTGCCATCTATCGTGATAATAACTTGGCTGTTCGTATTATTGGTGACGTTACCAGCGCCAGATCCAAGCAAACTAAAGGTTAAAAACCCTGACCCAGTGAGATTAAAAACCTCTGTTAAATTAGGGTTTCCTGAGTAGGCATACAGTATCGCCGATGCCCAGTCCTTCATATAAGCACCGTTACCAGCGCCGAGATAACTTAGTCTTCCGGGGACAAGAGTAGTAACTGCTTTTGGCCCTGATCCACCTATAACTGCCATATTGTTCTCCTAAAGTACCAACCAGCCGGTTGTACCATCAACGTAAACTAGCTGAACAGCGTTGCCTTGGGGCATTGTAGCATCAGCAGCAACACCGTTAATTTTCTGTGAGCTAGTCCTAGCTAAAGTTACTAGACCTGACCCGTTGTTTTTAATAGTAATCGTAGAGCCAGCGGAGCCAGATGGAAGCGTATGAGTTCTTGCGCTACTACTGTTTGGTATGTACTGACCACCAGAAGCTAAATTAGTATTAGCATCTAATATTGACCACGCATCGTATAAGCCTCCGCTAGTGACCCAGCTAGTAACACCAGAACCATTAGTCGCTAAAACTTGGTTGGCATCTCCGTCATTTACAGGGAGCGTTATTGTGTAACTAGCACTTAAAGTTGCAGGAGCTTGCATAGCCACATACTGACCACCTGCTGAGTCTTGAAGCCTAAGATCGCCTTGGGCCAAGATGTCTAGATTACCTGTCACAGAGACACTCGCATCTGCTGTAAGCAGCCCTGTAACGTCCAGCGTTCCCGCTATATCTATGTTGTTAGCGAGTTTAGCGCCGGTTACTTGGTCGTCACCTATGTGAACGGTGTCAATACTTCCATCAACGTACTGATCTGAATCAACGCTGTTTGCCGCCATTTTAGCAAGGGTGACATTACTATTAGCTAGTTTAGCTGTGGTTACAGTGCCATCGCCAGGAGTGCCTACCGAAGACTCTGAGAATCCCGTGACCTCTACGCTGGTTCCATTAGGAGGCGCAGTAGAAAAAGTAAGCGTTGAGCCACTTACAGAGTAAGTACCCTTCTCTTGATAGACACCATCTATATATACTTGTGTGTTGTTCTCAGTGCCGGGGGCTGTGGATAAAGTAAAGGCAGTCGTACTGCCATTACCTGTAGCTTC